CGCGTAGGTAAGAACCTTGCAGAAGAATCGACGGCAGTCAATTCTCCCACCTTCGGGTGCGGGCATCAGTCTACTGACTAATGGTTTAAGCCTATAAATCGGAAACCGATCGTCAGATCGGGTCCCCCTTGGAATTTTTCTTTGTAGCTACCGCTACGGAAGTCAAATTCCTCAGATGGGTCTATCTTAAATCTCTTTCTAGAGAGTAGGCCCATCTTTACGATCTCCGTCTCCCTTACTAGGGGGCGGAAACCGAAATCCATAGTAGTCTCTTGATTGATATCAAAGTACCACTGTGGAACTCCTGATTTTATAGCGAAAAGTATTTCTCTATTTGAAAAATCAGCTAAAGATACTTGTGAGTAGCAACTCAACGTATCTTCCACGTTGTTCCACACTCTTCTGAGTGTGTCAACGTAAGGGCGAGTGTTAAATACTTTTAACTTCTCACCCTGAATGAGCGCCTGGAAGATGTCTCCTCTGGACGCTCTTTTTACAAATTCCTCGAAGGAAAGTATTCCTTGCCTTTCGGCTAGAGCTATTGTCTCACGAGGATTTTGGTTAGGTGACGGGAATTGCTGCTGCAAATCCTTCCACCCTATCGCATTGACCATACCCGGAAACATCCGGAGCTGTTCTAACAGGATCTCCTGGTACTCCAGGAGACTGTCAATGCCTCTTACACTTGTGTTGGTGTTTAGTACTCTAAACTGTCTTATATCTGCTGATATATCCAACCCAAGTAATGATTTCTTCACAAGCCATTGAAATGGCTCAGGAGATTTGAGTAGCAACTCTTTAATCTCGTGTGAGAAACCCAAACCGTAACCACCTATTTCTATAGGTAGGTGTACGGCAGCGAAGGCTCTAGGGTGCTTGCTAGCACTTGGTAAGAAATTTCCCATTCTACGAATGAAAAGATTCCTTATAGAGACCTTTTTATCCTCTGAATAGTAATCCCGATGCTTCGGGAGCCATTCGAGGCAACCAGCAAGTTGACGCGCTTTACCAACCGCGACATTCTTGTTGTCCTTCTTGATCATGGTCGACAGACCTCGTTCAAGCAGTCTAACCTTCACAGAATCTACTATCGTAGATTTGGGGTAGTCCTCATGGAAAGGCTTTCCATGATGAAGGTTTTCTAACCAGATAACACGTTCGCAGTAGCGAACAGCGATACGACTGTATCCATGTTGTCCGGGTGAAATGTGGGATCCTGATTCCAGATGCTTCTGGGTGATCAGTTTCAAGTAACGGAGAGGTCCCTTTGCTAAGTGATCATCTCCGCCAATATGGATGAATCTCCACCCCTTGCTAGGGGCCGGTTCATCTGAATCAAGAATTTGGGGAGTACGGCAGTACTCCAGGAACGCCAGTTCCTCGATTGCCAAATTCAGAAGTGTCAATGAGGGTTTGGCGATAGCCTCACCCATCATGATGCCAGTCTTAGTTAAAACACTGCTGTGTTCATTGAATAAGACCAGACGAGGTCCGATCGTGTCGAGAACCAAGTCCACGTAGTCGGTTTTGAACGGCAGTCCATAACCGGCTATAAAGTTCCGGAGCATGACTTTTGTCAATTTCCAGTTCTGTGCATTGGTTGCATCCTTCAAGTCTGAAGATAAAAACCAATGAGAAGGATCATCAAGACGGTAGTCTTTGATCCTGAATAGCGCTTTGGTTGCCTCCCAAGCCTGATCTTGTCGGTGAAACGACGAGAACGTGCTGGGATGCCACTTTAAACAGTCCACAAGTATGTGGGCCAAAGGCGCTTGAATCACATTTACCCAGTAGGGTGTTAGTGTGACCCACCTTGCCTTGTTTCCCATTTCTGGGACGACTTCGGCTCGGCAAACGACTGGAAGTCCAGTACTGCTGTACTCTTTCCAGGCGGTATAAAGCAACTGCTTCCCTGTGACTCTATCGAGTCCACAGTACCTCAAAGGTTGATCTTTCGAAAAACCCTTAAGTTGCTCTTTCAGGTATTCATCACAAATCCTGTCGGATAGTGTGAATGGATCTCTAAAAAGTGTCATCCATACTTGGATTCCACTTTTGTGATGGACGACGCCGAAAGGAGTGCTCTCCTCTTCGTCATCCTCAGGAACTCTAGTAAGTACTCTTATTAGAGCTTCCCGCACAGCAGAAGCTTGACCCCCTTTGCTAAGGGAATGCTCTGCTTCACCAGACGATGTCACACTGCAGTGCGACACACCGTCAGGAATTGGGCCTGGTCTTATCTTTCGACAAATACCGCCAATCCTTCTGGCCGCGAGGGCCATCTTATAAAGATGTTCTTCGCTCGGCTGGAAATCCGATGTAAGTACCTGCTGGTATCTTTCAAAGGACTTCTCCTCAGTCTTCTTTCCCATGTATGGGAATTGTCTTGAGGATACTAGATGGGATAGATGCTGTAGCAACAGCATGCTTCTTTCTTCGAGAAGTAGTGGTGCAATAGCACTCACTCTACCTAATCTTTTAAAGATATTGTTTCCTGCTGGAATCTCAATATCTCCAATCGTTCTGGTCTTCACAAACATGTGAAAGACCCAGTTCGACCAAACTTTGTAGTCACTTACTAGTGACACGGGATTGAAAATCCCCAAAGTGAAAATCTTCCTTATCAGTGTTCTGATAGTAAGAAGATCATCTGATCCCACAAGAAACATCTTGTGATCGATCAGCCATAGAGCATCGACTAATCCAGATATGAATTCCTCGATTCTCAAGTACTGGTGTTTCGGTCTATTTACTAATAGATCTGCCAATCTGGACGGCAGTCCAATATTGGTCACCAGGAGTGTTCGGAGTGATTTCTGCTGAAATTCACTCCAGAATTTACCTTTCCTCTCCCACTGCTGTGAGGCGATGGATCGGTTCCCTCTCTTCTCCGACAGGAGAGATCCGGAGGGTAAGGAGTAGAGATATCTGCTGATATCTCCATCCACGTGGAGGCTTACGACAGGTAATAACCTGGACCAAGCCTTCAGATTCTTACCTACAACGTCCCTAGGGATAGTTGCTGGGATAAGAA